TCAGTTTAATCTAGAAATTATTTATTGTTTGCACACTTTAGGGAAGAGTCTACAAGGCACCATCCCAAAACGAATCATATCCTGTGGGTTGTACGTTTCTTGAAGCGATGTATAAACCTATGTTTGTTAGAAACCAGAGTATATTTATGATCCATGCTTGCCTCCAAAGATATTTTCGATTAGTCTCTACAATATAAATGTTTCTCTCATTATCAGACTTCCTGACAAACTGTTCCAAAACCAATGCAACCACAAATCCAATTGCATATACGTAAAATGCAAAGTTTAAAAAACTAGAACTCAAAAGTAAAAATGAAATCATTACATGTACTCCCACATAAAAGAACGATCACCGTATTCATCGACCTTCCAACGATCACCCTCTGCATCAACAAAGGAATCCTCTTCTAGGCCATCTGAAATAAAACCAAACGGAGACATATCTTGCTCGATTTGATTTTTTTGCTCATCATATAGTCTCTTTCTTACGTCTTGATCGGTGAGTTCTTTAAAGTAATCTTGTTGAACTAACCATGCGTATATGACTAAACACATGGCAAGGTCATCATTACAACCCTCCTCTGCC